CCGAAGCACCTGTTGAGCGTGGGTGGGGAACGGAGGTGTTGGATCACTCGTCGAAGTCGATCCGCGCTAATCGCCTGGAGGATGGTGCGCCACTTCTCCTGGAACATGACCCGGAAAAACATATCGGGGTCATCGAAAGTGTAAGTATTGGGGATGATCGCGTGGCTCGCGCATCGGTCCGGTTTGGAAACTCGGCCCTAGCTCAAGAAACATTTCAAGATGTACAGGACGGCGTTAAGCGTCACATTTCCGTTGGATATGTGATCCACGAAGTCCGAAAAGAAACTCAAGATGACCGTGAAATTTACAGGGCGACCGATTGGGAACCTTTGGAGATTTCCTGGGTGTCGATCCCTGCCGATCACTCGGTGGGTCTTGGCCGGTCGCAAACTCTCTCTAATTCTGAAGTCGTCCAGGAGGCGACAATAACAATCATGTCTGATTCTGACACCCCAAAGGTCGATGTTCAAGATGTTCGAGCCACTGAAATGGCTCGGATTAAGGATATCGAGTCACTGGGCCAAGACCACGAAAATGTGGCAATGGCTCGCAAATTTATAAACGAAGGTAACTCTGTGGACGAATTTCGCTCTGCGCTTTTGAGTAATCTTCAGAATAGGCCAACAGAAACTGCGCCGGCCAACATTGGCATGGATCGCAAAGAGTTGGAGCGTTATTCACTAACTAAGGTAATCCGCCACTTGGCTGATCCGTCGAATGCTCGTCTTCGTGATGAGGCTGCTTTTGAGCTTGAGGCTTCTGAAGCTGCAGCGAATGCGACTGGTCGCGCTGCTCGCGGTGTGATCGTTCCTTTTGACATTCTTTCTAAGCGTCAAATTGATACGTCATCGACAACAAATGGTGGTTTCTTGGTTCCCGAGGATCACTTGGGTAGCGATTTCATCGGCGTTCTGTCATCGCACAGTGTCGTATTTCCAAAAACCACTAAGCTGACAGGATTGTCTGGCGACGTTTCAATTCCGAAGATGACGACAGGCACGACTGCTGCTTTCGTTGCTAACGAGGCGGCTGCTGTTGCTGAGTCTACTCCTGTGTTCGGCCAGCTGGCTCTGTCTCCGGAAACATGTGGAACTTACACTGATGTGGGTCGCAAGTTATTCCGTCAAGCGGATCCGTCTGTCGATAGCTTGATCTTGAATGACATCGCTCGTTCTTTGGCTGTTAAGATTGATCAAACAATCATTAACGGTGCTGGATCTAGTGGCGAGCCGACTGGTATTCTAAACTTGTCTGGTGGCGTAAATAACATTTCTCACGGCACGGATGGTGGCGCGGAAACTTGGGCCTTATTGACTACTTATTTAGGTAGCATCCAGGCTGATAATGCGCAATCTGATGGAATGTGCTGGGTTCTGAATCCGTCCACGATCGCTGATTTCAAGACAATCGAAAAGGCCTCCGGCACTGCTCGTTTCTTGATTGACGATAATGGTCGCGCTGATGGTCATGAGGTTCTAGCAAGCTCTAATATTCCAACTAACTTAACTAAGGGAACCGGCACGGCACTTCACGGTGCAATCTTCGGTGATTTCTCTAGCTGCGTTGTTGGTTTGTGGGGCGGCCTGGATCTCCAGGTTGATCCTTATAGCTTAGGCACTAAGGGTGTGATTCGCCTGGTTGGTTTGCAAGATCTCGATCTTGGTTTCCGCCATGAGCAGTCATTCTCAATCGCTAAAGACATTGTAGTCTAATAAATAGCTAATCTCTGAGGGGGCGGTCCATGCTTGAAAACGCACCGATTGCCTCCTCATTTTTTTTACCCACATTTCAAACATGACATTCTTAAAAGTAAAAGCTCTCGCCAAGTTCGATCTTGGCCAAGGTGGCGGCCTCCGCTATCCTTCTGTCGTTGGCTCCGAGTACGATCTACCTATCGGCCGTGCCAATCAATTGATATCAATAGGGGCGGCTGAATTGGTCGCGGCTCCTAAGAAAAAGCCGGCTAAGAAAGCCAAGGCTCCAGCAAAACCTGCCAGCAAGTAATGGCTCAATTTTACGAGGATGATGCGTTCGAGTTAGTGGATGTGGATGAGTTCGGTTTTACGATCTCGCACTCGGCTGGTTCGTTTGCGGCTATCTTTGAATATGCTTATGGCGAACAGTTTGGATTCGGTGATCGCGAGGTCCCGAGTCTTACAGCGACGACTAGCTCGGTTTCGTCTGTTTCGGCCGATGATACTGTCACGGTTCCGGCGGCTGCGATCCCGACTGACGGATCGACCAAGGCTTTTAAGGTCCTGGTCAAGCAGCCGGATAACTCGGGCATGACCGTGCTGATCCTGGAGTCTACTTAATGGCGCATCCTCGCAAGACGATCCGCGAGAAAATAGTTACCTTGCTATCCTCCGGCGTGACTCTGGCCGGCGGTCGCGTGTATGATTCGCGCACCCAGGCCGTGGCGACTGCTCCATTCGTGATCGTTTCCGTGATCTCGGATGATCCGAATGATGACGATTTCATCGGCCTTAGCACTCCGAATTATATGCGTGTGCTGAATGTCCAGGTGGCTTGCGTCGATACTGGTCGCCCTGGATCCGGCACTCTGGCCGGTGATGCTGATGATCTGGCAAGGCAGGTCGAGGAAACTTTGGCCGATAAAATAACTCTTGACGGTTTAGCCTTGTCCTGCCTCCTCTCCGGCACTACATTAGAGGAAAGCAACGAGGTTGATCCTCCTGCTTACCAGGCGACATTAACTTACCTGGTGCAATACTCCGACACTCTGGGGCTTTAATAATGACTAAATTCAAGAACAATGGAAATGTGTCCGTCCACGTTAGTGGGTACGGCTGGATTCCTCCTGGGGCATCTTTGGATGTTCCCAAAGAAGATAAGAAAACTATTAACTCGATCTCTGGTCTGAGTTTTTTCCAGGACACCGGTGATGCCTCAGCAAAAAAGGTCGCCTCTAAAAAGTCCCCGAAGGGCGATAATTAATCATGGCTAGATATACAGGAATTGGTGCGGTTCTCGGAATTACTGAGGAAGCGACATACGGCGAGGCGGCTGGAACAAGCTCGCTCATCGAAACTCCGGATTTTAAGGGCGGCGCGGAGTCGCTCGATGCTTCGAAGGAAGTGTTGCGTCCGGAATTCTTAAACAGCCCGGCTCTGCGTGATGGCGACATTACGGTCATGAGTGAATCTGTGTCTGGTGGTCTTTCTCTCGATCCTCGCTGGAATGGTAAGGCTTGGTGGGCGATAATTTCTCACTTATGTGGTGCTTATTCTGCAAAGACAGGCACTGGGCCTTATGCTCACACGGTGGATTTTGGTGGCACGGTAGCATCTGCGGCTGCTCCCGAGAATGTAGGCCTCCAGGCAACTGTCGATCGCGGTTTAACTACTGGCGCGATCTGCTATCGTGGATTAAAGCCGACTAGTGCTGAGTTATCTTTCGCATATAATGAGGCGACTGCTCTGTCTGCTGAGTTTACTGGAACCCAGGCATCCGCTACGACTGCGATATCTTTCACTGAGGTGGCGGCGAATCCGATAATGGTCGCTCCTTATACGAACGCCACTCAGTTTTTGAGTGCGGCTGGCGTTGCTTATGATGTTGCTAATGCTTCGATCAAATTCGAGCTGCCTCGCGTGGGTGTTCAAGATATCGCCAGCACTGTTTCCAAGGCTCCGCAAATTGACGGCTTCGCCAAGGTTACCGGGTCTTTCGAGACTTTCGCTCTGGACGAAACTGCTTCTGCTTTTGATACATTCTCCACGGCTTATCGTGCGCAGACTGGATTAAGTCTGGTTCATACGCTAAAGGGAAATGATGGATCGAACGATTGCACTCTTGTGATCACGACTCCGAAGGCCGTAATTACTAGCAATCCGCAAAGTCACGTTGATGGGCCTGGTGTCCAGCGCGTAACTGTTGAGTGGGAAGGCTTCATTGATGCCGGCGTGACTGATTACCTGTCCCGGCTCGTGCTTTCCAACTCGAATGACCTAGCCAAAGGATTTAAGGCTTAGGTTAGTTTTTCTGTCGTTTTTTTTAGGGTTGACCCTGTATTAGCATTCACTGGCCTGGCCATAATTACACCTGTCTCTTATACACATCTCCGAGCCCACGAGACGGACTCCTATCTCGTAT